ATGTTTTCCAAACCACCTTTTAAATCTGTCAAAGAACTGAACAGGCGCGTAGATGCCTATTTTGCACATATTGCAGGTGAATATGAAGAGCAGGAAACAACGGTTAAAAAAGACACAAAAACAAAAAAAGTATACACCCGCGAAGCGGAGCCGCCAACCCTAACCGGCATGGCCCTATACGTTGGCTTCAACAGCAGGCAGGATTTTGAAACACACGAATCAAAAGGCAGGTTTTCCGTCGCACTCAAACGCGCAAGGCTGCGCATTGAAACCGAGTACGAAAAGAAATTGCACAGCCAGCCCGCCACGGGAGCAATCTTCGCCCTCAAAAGTATGGGCTGGAATGAAAAACCAGATAAAGAAGCTACGGATACGCATTCGGGTGTTTTAACAGTCGATGTGCACGAGCACGGCCCGAAATTAGCCTCTAATGAACAGGAAGTAGAAATATAATTTGAGATTTACGAATTACGATTTTAAATATCACGGCCGCAGACGCCATAGAGTTGATCTCAAATCGCCATCACAGTAATCGCAAATTCCACCAATCGTAATTCGTAAATCTAAAATCGTAAATCAAATTAACCGTAAGTCAAAAATCGTAATTCGTAAATCAACATGCAAGCCTCCGTCCTTTTTAAACGCAACTATCAGTCGACGGCGCAGGTTGTCGTCAATCAGGGTGGCACCAATTCCGGGAAGACTTTCGCCATAACGCAGGTATTGTTTTGTTTGGCCTGCGAACAGAAAAAACAGATCATTACCGTTGCCGGTCAGGATGTCCCAAATTTAAAAGTGGGGGCGCTGCGCGATGCCTTAACTATTTACAATAATATACCTGAGATTGGCGCGATGGTCCGCAATTACAATAAGAGCGACCGGGTATTTGAATTTAAAAACGGAAGTATCATCGAATTTAAAAGTTATGATAATGCGCAGGACGCGAAATCTGGCAAACGCGACTATTTGTTTGTAAATGAGGCCAATGGCGTCGACTATAACATTTATGCAGAACTGGCCTTAAGAACCAAAAAACGGGTGTTTATCGATTATAACCCTAACAGCGCTTTTTGGGTGCATGAACGTTTGCTTGGGCAAACGGGCGTCGAACTGATTATTTCTGATCACCGGCACAACCCCTTCCTGCCACAAGCCACAAGGGATAAGATCGAACTGCTGCGCAGTCAGGATATCGAACTGTGGAAAGTATATGCCCGCGGCCTAACCGGGAAAATAAATGAGTTGATACTTGATAACTGGCATATCTGCGAAGCAATACCGCCTGATGCGAGGCCGCTGGCGGCCGGACTTGACTTTGGCTTTACCAACGATGAAACCGGCTGCCTTATGGTATACCAGCAAAATGGCGAACTTTGGGTAAATGAATTGCTTTACGAAAACAACCTTACCAACCCGGATATTTCAGCGAGGCTAATGAACGCCGGTTTACAAAAAGATGTCCATATTATTGCCGACAGCGCCGAACCAAAATCCATAGAAGAATTGAAGCGCCTCGGCTGGCGCATCACGGGCGCAAAGAAGGGTGCCGACAGCATAAAGAACTCGATCGACATCTTACGTCGCTACCGCATTAACGTAACCCGGCAAAGCGTTAACCTCCGCAATGAGCTCAAACGCTATAAATGGAAGGTAGACCGGTCTGGCAGGGTATTAAATGAGCCGGTAGACTCTTACAACCACCTCATCGATCCACTGCGTTACGTTGCATTAAATAAGTTAAGGATAAATAAGGGTAAGGGGGTATCAAGTTGGTTGCCAAACAAAAGCACCCCTTCTGACCAGGCGACAGGACAACTTGGCGGCATGCTTAACTAACGAACCCCGGTAACACGACATCACTATAACAAGACTTATTCTATGATCTCCAAAACGCTTAAAACCACCCATGGCAGGTTAAAGGTGAACATACCTACCAGCCTGCACGATATCACCCTTGGCCAGGTAATGGCCCTCCAGGAAAAACAAAACCTAACCGATTTGGAAGCCATCAGCATTCTGTCGGCGGTATCGGTCGACGAACTCGCTTCTGTAAAAAATTATGCCGATTTAATGGCTTTTTCGGAATATGTTTACACCCTCGCCCAACAAATGAAAAACCTGTATGATAACGATCAAATACCCAGGCGGATCAGCTTTATACAGGGCAACAAAAAAAAGACAATACCGGTTCTTGGCAACCTTTCGGTGGAACCGGCCGGCGCATTTATGGCAGCTCGTGAGATTATCGCGGAAGAAATCGGCGAGTACATTACCCTCCATGGTGAAGACAACTGGAACGAATATTTCAATCCCTCGTTAAAGGCCTGCTGCCAGGTGCTTGCCCACTATTTTTATTGCAGGGCCACTGGTAACCGTTATAACGAATACGAAGCGGAAGTATTTACAGAAGAAATTAAGAAACTCAGCGTTACAGAAGCGCTTCCTGTTGCAAAATATTTTTTTTTGAGCTTTCCAAACTTATTGAGGCAGAAAACAAACTTCTTTCAACGCCTGCTTCAGCGTTGGAGAAAAAAGCCGGCATACAGGCATTTGAAAAGTTTAAATATATCAACACCGTAAACGCCCTGGCCGGCGGCGATATCACCAAATGGGCCGAAATACTTAACATGCCCTATGAGCGCGTGCTTACAAAACTCTTGCTCAACAAAACCGAAGCCGAATACCAAAAACGCTATTCCGAACTGTTAAACGCGCAACGTTAATAGATTTACGATTTTTAGATTTACAACTTAAATACATAGTCTATAGACCTGCAACCCAATGCCCAATGCCCAATGCCCAATGCCCAATGCCCAATGCCCAATGCCCAATGACCAATGACCAATGACCAATGACCAATGACCAATGACCAATGACCAATTCTCTCATTCAATAAATCACTCATTCACTCAATAACCCCATGCCCATTCGCAATCAAATACAAGCCATTACCCAAACGCTGAGCGTTCCGGTAACATTTATCTATGGTACTGTTAACGAACTCAACCTGCTGGCAGACGACGCCGGCACCTTTCCCTGTGTGTTTATGTACCCCTTGCAACCTATTGACGTATCGGCGCAAATAAACGGCTCGGTCGACAATACCTTTTCCATCTACATGGAGTTTTTGTACAAGACCGAGTTCGACCAGTTCACCTCCGATAACGAGACCTATGTTAACCAGGCCCTGCAATTGGCCAATGAGTTTATCGTAAAAGCGGCCAAGTACCGCGAAGGCGAAGGCCGTTACTTCCGCATCAAAGCCGGCAACAAAGCGCGATGCCTGCCTGTATACAACAAATTTGATGTAAACTCAACAGGCGTAAACCTAACCATGAGTTTGAATGCGATGTATTATGAAAATTTTGGTGCATAGTTAACAGTTCATGGTTCATAGCCCTTTATTTTCCTATTTAATTAATATGCAAAACCATGAACCATCAACTATAATCTGCGAACAATCAACGATGATCTATGAACCATGAACCCCTAACCACCTTCCTCCAAAACCTCAAAACCGATCTCCTCAATTCATTGCAGGCAAACGGTAAACAAGCTTCCGGACAAAGCGATGCACAAATGGTGATTACTGCTGACGACGAGGGCGGCCGACTGGAAATACCCGGCTACATGCAGTTGTTGGAAACCGGCCGCGCGCCTACAAGCGCTAACCCCTTACCGGCCAATCCGCCCATGATTCAGCGGATTCAGCAATGGTGCCAGGAAAAAGGCATCCCCGACAAAGCCGCATGGGCCATTAAGAAATCAATCGACAAAAAAGGCTATAAGGGTCTGGCTGGAATAGTCAGCGTACCGTTAGGCGACGCCAATATCAACCAACGCCTTAACCAGGCACTCGACGATATCGGCGATAATTTATTGGACGATTTATCGAAAAAGCTTGACGAAATCATCCCATAACCACAACATTCCCACCGTTAAAAAACATATAAACTCCTAATCTTCATACTTTAATCACCAATCACTAAAATGGGCCTCCTCGCGCAAATACAATATGCCAATACATCAACCAGCTATCCCGACCAGTTTGGCGGCGAAATTGATAGCGCGGATGTATATATCTTTCTTTACGATTCCGCCACGGGCCTGCCCGCAAACGGTAATAACGCCGTGGTTACTTACATCATGAATGATGGTGGCATAAGTTCAAGCTATACGGTTACCATCCCCGGTCAAAGCATCCGCATTTATTCGGGCGTTATTAACCAGTCAAATTATAGTGAAGACGGCGTGCAGGTATCTGCCAACAACATTTCGTTTTCATTGCCGCCCAATCCCATAACAGGCGGCGCGGTATCACCGCCAGTTGCGGCAGTCTGCGACCTGAAGATAAACTTTATTTCTGTCGATATCCCGGAATCCTCGCCCGGCGCTAACGACGCACAGATTACCATTCAGGCAACCTCCAGTTATGGCCCTATTCAATACAGCAATAACCTGGGCCAGAGCTTTCAGTCGTCGCAGGTATTCAGTGGATTGTCTGGCGGGCTGCAGCAACCCATCGTAAAAGACGCCAATAACTGCACGGCCCAGGGATTTGTTACCGTACCTGTTCTTACTAATGTGCTCGTTGCCGATCCTTCAGTTGCGCTTCCGGGTGGTAACCTCTCCCGCTGGAATGCTGCCTTTAACCCGATTGTGTTTACCTATCAGCGTAAAGATTACGAAGTTACCGCCGTTTACAACGACGCCGGTGCGGACAAAATCCGTGTGGCTGTAAACGCCGCGCTTACCAATACGGGTGGCTACCAGGTGAGTGCAGGCAACTTGATTTACCTCAACGCGGGCCCCTACGTGGGTGTCTTTACGGTCGATACTGTTTACGACACCGGCAGCCTTATAATCGATGCGCCGTTTACCACTACGGCAACCGGTTTTGTTAACATCAACAGTTTACGGCCCTATTACAAAATTTTAACAAAAATCACTCACCGGGATACCCTGACGGGCCAACAGCAAACTATCCAGTCTGTTAACCGGCCGGATAGCACGGGACTGGTTAAAGCGGATATCTCTAATTTTTTGCAAAGTCTGCTCACAACTGCCGACGGTAGCAGCTATACCCAAACCTGTTATCCTGACCTCAATTTAAGTGCTGCTTACACCGTTCAGTATGCCCAAAGTTGGGACAACGCCGATGGTACGCCGAATACGTCTGCCTACAGCGTTATTACCAATCCATACCACGTAGTATATGCCGCAAAACAATTGGGTGAGCGGTATGGCGGTAACCTCGCGGCATATGTGCCCTTCCCCGCCGTTACAGACCCTTCGCAACTGGCAAAATGGGTTACAGACTTCGCCACGCCCGCTTACAGCAACGGCTATCCCTTTGATATTGGCTTTTTGTATGATGAATCGTTGATTGGGTTAACACTCGCCTGCCAAGTAAACGTCCTGGATATCAACAAAAATGCCTTAGTCGGTGGTACCCAAACCTTATACCTCATCAATGAAAATGGATCTTTCCTGCTCAATGAAGACGGCAGCAAATTCGTAACCGACGAACAAACATCAGCAGACATCGCGGTAAGCGGCCAGCCGGGTTTAAACCGGCTGCTCATCAATTACAATTTTCCGCCCGATGCTTATTACTTCACCATAGCGCTTGCCTATGCCAGTGGGAATACTACACATACCCTCACCCAGACGCAGGTCATCCGTATTGACGATGCCGTTGACGAGCAATCCGTTTACCTGCGCTGGATTGGTTTGAGTGGCAGTTGGAACTACTATCGTTTTGTCTACAACCAGGAAGTAAGCCTCGACGTTCAAAACGCCACCATTATTAAAAAATTTGTTACCGACTGGGAGAACCAGGACAGCATTGAAGAAGTCATCAGCAAGGAAGCCGGACAAAAAATGAAAGTAATGGCCGAGGACCTTTCTGTTGGCGATATCAAAGGACTTCAATCCATCAAGTACTCGCCCAAAGTGCAAATGCTGGTAAACAGCAACCCGGTAAAATGGCAAACCATTGTGATTAACACCGCAACATTTGCCGAGTACGAAACGCTAAACGGCCAGGCGCCATTCAGCGTTACGTTTAATATGCCGTCCATCAATATACAAACGCAGTAATGAGTTGAAACGTTGTAAAGTTATAAGGTTAGAAAGTTGCAATGTATCATAAAAACAATGTTCGATATTCAAACAAAGCTCAATTCCAGATCGTCGCAAAAACCTTCATTGCCTAAATGTCCTCGCAGTTAGTGTTACCAGAGCATAAAGAAACACTTCAACATTCAAACAAATTAAGGTTGCGCAAACAGGGTGAATCACTTTACAACGTTCAAACAATTAAACAATGAACAACATCCAACTCTTTATAAATGATTATCTGGTTGACCTGAGCGACGACAGCCCGATTGCATTAACCTTCCAGATTAATAACCTGGCCGAAGTGCAAAACCAGCAAGGTAATACCAGCAACCAGTTTAAACTACCCCTTACGCAACGCAACCGCCGAATTCTGGGCTTTCCGGATGATATTGCCTTTTGCACCAATGCGCCATATACGCAATATCCGGCAAAGCTGGTGCAAGATGGTTTGGAAATTATCCCCTATGCCGTTGCGGAGTTAAATGGCATAGACCAGGATACCGCCAGCATCACGGTTTTGTCTGGCAATGTTGACTTTTTTGACGCCATAGACGGTAAACTGTATGACATGGGCGATAGCACCAGTCAGTGGAGCAACTACGGTGCAAACCTGGTGTGGAAAGCGTATGATCATACCTGGAACCTGCAAAATGCAGCTGGATCACAAAATAAAACCGATGGCTGGATATGGCCGGTGGTAGATTATGGCGCCATCAGCACGTCTGATTATAACACCGCTATCGATGTTCGCTATCAGCGTCCAGGTTTTTTTATCAAAACGGCAGTAGACCTGCTTCTGCAATCAGCCGGGTATAAAGGCGCCGGCTCACTGTTGCAAAATCCGCTTTATCCCTTGTTAATCTGCCAGTTTGCAAATGATTCCTTTGATCACGGCGCCGATGTACAAAACAATCCCGACTTGCAAAGCATCACGGTGCAGATCGGCCAAAACCAAACGGTAAATCATCCAAATGTATTAAATAATCTGGGCGAAATTAGCTTCAGCCAAATCATCAGCGATCCGTCGGGCCTTTACAGTACCGCCCACAATGGTTATTTTGTATCCGAAATTACCAGCGTAACCGCCACCTTTTCGTTTTCAATTAACTTCAGCTCAACCAATCCTACCCACACCAGCGATTCATCCAAACTTGTAATAGCTATACTGCTGTATAACGATATCAACACCGCAAGACCGGGCGCGCAGCAGCTCGCTATCCAAACCATTGACTATAAAGACAGGGGAAGTCAGCAAACCATGATGCTGATCAATCAGGTCATATCATTTGACCAGGTTTTACAACCGGGCCAGGGGATTAAAATCGGCTATGAGTTTCAGGGGGCGGTGGGCTCCACCTTTACCATAACTGCCGGAACCTTTTCAGTCAAAAACGTTGTACAAACCGTACAATTCGGGCAAACCATACAGTGCGAGCGTATTTTCCCCGATATTTCGCAAAAGGACATGTTAAAAGATGTCTTGCAACACTTCGGCATCATCTGTCAAACAGACAATGCAAGTAAAACAATTTCCTTTAACTCATTGAAAGACATAGTTGACAATATTTTGATCGCGAAGGACTGGACAAGCAAATGTATTAACCAGGGAATAACCATTTATTATCAGTTGGGCGGTTATGCCCAGGTAAACTATCTGCGCTATAAACAGGATGATAACGTTTTACCCAATTACCTGGCCGACGATCAAATTAACATTGCGGATGCTACCCTTGCTTCAAACACCGATTTGATCACCAGTCAGTATGCCCCTACGCTCAACCGCCCATGGCTAACCGGTAATATCGCCCAGATCCTGAAAATTGAACCAACCGCTACCACCAATGATTTTACCATCAGCACCCAACCCCGTTTATTGGTTGATCAAAAAATAAATTTGCTGGCATCCGGCAAAACGGTAAAATTTACCGACGGTACAAACACCATCCCGGTGAACGATACGATATCTGTCCCTTACTTTTACAAACCTGAAGGCCAGTACAATCTTTGCTTTTGCGACAAGACGGACGTAAACAATAACCTTTTCCCCGGCATGAAGCGCCTGTATTACCCCGAATTGCAAAAAATCTTAACCCAGACAAAAAAGATTGTACGGTATTTTTTACTGACGCCGAAAGATATCCTGGAGCTTGACCTGCTGATCCCGGTTTATCTGCAGCAAGACAACGCCTATTATTACATCAACAAGATCGACGCCTGGCGCAAGGATCAGCCGACTAAAGTCGAATTGGTGAAACTGGGATAAAAAAAGTCGAATTGCCAAAAATCAGACAAAAAAGTCTCCCCCTCCCCGGGGGAGATTTAGCGAGGGCTCGCGCCTGGCGCAAGGATCAGCCAATAAGAGTAGGATTGGTGAGACTGGGATAAGAAAACGCTAACAACACAAACGCCGGAACAATACCTTTGGAATGAGCGTTTATAGATGATACGTTGAAATAGTGTTAAGAAAAAAAACCGCGTTTTTTTTCTTCAATTTCAGCATCGCCATAATAAAGAATCGTAAATTCTCTCATACTGGAATCGATTCTGTCGATACTTAAAATATCTTCTCTTTTGATGTTATTTTCATTAACATATTTAGCCAAAGCGGTTACAGTATCAAAAGTGGCAGATTTTAAAATAGTCAT